GTTTCCCAGTCACGATCTGTTCCGGCTTATTGGGCGATCATGCATCCGCATGTTGCGGCTGATGTCGCGGCTTTGACTGGTTTCAAGTCCGTAGAGACTTACGCCGGTCAGGTGGCGACGGGTCTTGGTGAGTTCGGCACCTATTCGCTTGCAGGCCAGGCGGTGCGGTGTCTGCAAACCGAGGATGCGTCCATTGACGCTGGTGCTGGCGGCACAACCGCCACAACCGGCCTGCGCGGCGCAACCAATATCGACCTCTATACCATCCTTGTTTACGGCATGGATGCTATCGGCTCGGTTGGTCTTGGTGAGCAACAGACGGTTGGTGCCTATATGGCTGGTGATCCTTTGCCGGTGGTGGACATCATCCATCACGTCAAGGGTTCCAGCGGTGTGGCCGATCCGTTCAACGAAGCGGAAACCATGGCCTGGAAAGCTTGGCATACGGGCGCGATCCTGAATGCCAACTGGGTGCGTGGCATCCGTGTCGGTGCGACGAACATCACCGCGTAGTCTCCCGGTAACTAGGGGCGGTCTCCGGGCCGCCCCACTCTTTTTGGAGGTATGATGCTTCAACAGCCGATCGCTTCAACCAACAGCGTCAGACTTGAACGGGTAGAAGACCCCCGGACTCCTTTGGGAAGGATGAGGCGCGCCCAGCTCTATAGGTTCGCGGACCACTTCAACATTGACTACCCCCGCGACGCTCCGGCTGCCGAGATGTGCGATATCATCCGCAGGGCTGGGTATTCTGGTGCTGAAGAGCTCCCCGAAAACCCTAGCGGTTACGAAGCGATGGCTATGCCTGAGTTAAGGGCCGCCGCGAAAGAATTGGGTTTCGAGCAAGGCCCCGAAACGACAAGGGCGGAATTGGTGGCGATGCTCAACGGCAAGCCAATTCCAACGGAAATCGTTGAGGCTCCCGTTGTTGAAGAACCTGCCTACGACGACATGAAGATGCCCGAGCTTCGCAAGCGGGTGAAAGATCGTGGTTTGAAGCAGCAGCGCGACTCGAAGCGCGCCGATCTTATTGCGCTGCTTCTCCAGGACGATGCAATCAAGCGGGCCGCCGAGTTTGTGCCCGGTGAGACAATTATACCAACGCTATGACGACAACCCTTCTCCAAGGCGTCAACGGTGTTCTTAAGAGGGTGGGCAAGATCGCCGGCGATGCTGGCGAGTTAACCAGCCTGACGGACTCACCACGACAGCATTTCGTGGACACCGCCGTCGATGCCTGGAACGACACTCTTGATGAGTTCTTTCGCCTCATTGGGAGGGCGCGTCCCAATGTTCTATCGGAGAACACCATCACACTCGCGACAGGTGACAGGGACTACGCGCTACAGACAAATCTTACAAAGCTGTTTTGGCCGCTTCTGGATGAAACGAACGGTCAATACATCGTTGAATTTCCGCCGGGATATGAGGCGCTGGTAGCCCAACAGCCGTTCCCGGCTAACCACACCGGCCTGCCCTATAACGGGGTGATACGCCCCACGGACGGTGAGTTGTACCTGGATGCTATTCCAACCTCGGAAGAGAACGGACGCATCTACAAGTATCGCTACCAGAAGGACACCCTTCTTAGTTTGGCGGCTGACACAATGCCAGTCAGCGATATCGTTGCGCGTCGTTTAGAGCCCGCTGCCGTTGAGATATGGCGCAGGATGAACCGGGAGAACTTCAGTGAGTCTGAGTTTGAGCGGGCCCTGGGGAACGCTGCCAGTTACATTCGAACGGAGGCCCAGCCAGCAACATGGCTGAGGTAATTTCTCGCGGCGAACTCGGCAGGGGCCGGGTTGTCGAGGATGGCGATATACTTCTCAAGTTCGGCGGTGGTGTTAACTCGCGTGCATCCGAGGACGAGATCGACGCCAGGGAGTGTGCGACGGGAGAAAACTTTCTCCTGGATCTCAGAAACAGCAACTTTCGCAACCGCCCGCCGTTTGATCTTGTAGATACGGCTCCGAATGCGGGGCGCATCAATGGTTTCGTGAACCACCGCGCCGCTGACGGTACAATTACAATGCTCGTTCAGGCGGGCGATACTGTTTACCAGTTCAGCGGCACCTCCTTTGGGGCCTCGAAGGGAACGGTTAGTTCCTCCGCGAGGCTGAGAGGGCCGTTAACCCAGAATTGGGAGCTTGATGATCTCGCCATCATCACGGACCTGGCCCTTGTCGAGCCGGTGATGGAGTGGAACGGGACAACCCTTTCTGACATGACGCACAACCTGACGGGCGACTTCAAGGCCCGTTATGCTCATGTCGATCAGAACAGAGCTTTTTACGGGAACGTAGAATCGAACGCGACGGCCACGCCGCACTTGCTCGTGGGCTCCGAGTTGGAAAACCACGATAACCTGTCTGTATCTAACCGGCCCGCCTCTGCGTTGGGGGCTAGCGATCCGTTCTACCTGACGACTCTCGATTTGAAGAGGATCAAGGGCTTAACGAGAGCGTTTGGCAGACTTATTTTTCCGTCTGGTGATGGGAATATCTACTCGCTCATCGGTTCGGACTCACAGGACTACAGCATTGACGAGCTCTACGCCGGTGCGGCGGGTGCTGGTGACGAGGCCCTGGTTTACATCGGCAACGACGTTCTCTACGGGCGGCAGGGTGTTATTGAGTCGCTTGTGGCGACGGACACCTTTGGTGACGTTGAGAATACCGATCCATCGGTTCCCATAGCCGATCAGATCCAGAGCTTTAGCGACTGGACACTCGTATACAACAGCCGGTTCCAGAGGGTTTACTGCTATCCGGATTCTCAGGCGCAGATCTGGGTGCTCAACAAACCCCTCTTGGCAGAGCAGCAGATTTCGCCCTGGATGAAGTGGACGACACAGCACGCGTCGTCTTTTAACCCGACAGCGATGATGTCATGCCTCGATCCCAATGACGGGCTTGAGTACGTCTTCTTCGGAGACAGTTCCGGCAACGTCTACAGGATGGAGGGCACATCCGGGTTGGGCGATGCCGGCTCTGCGGATGTTGTTACCGAGCGACTATCTGCATTGATCAACGTGCCCCTCGGCGGCGATGCGTTCGATATCAAGGGCCATATCTCTTACCGGAAAAACGAAGCCGCCACCGTGACGATCAGCTTTGAGTATTCCGGCGAGGCGGCATTCAACGAAACCATAACGATAACCTTACCTGCGGTGACTGGAGTTGCGACGTATGGAGGCACAAGCGTCTACGGCGGATCAGATCTCTACGGAGCGTCCTTCAGTCAAAGGCTCACTAGACAACCCTTCTACATCCCAGGACAAGCCAACCAGCTCCAAGTCCGCGTTACGGTCGAAGGCAAAACCAGCGTCGAAATCAACGAGGTCTTCTTCAGCTTCAGCCAAGCAACCAGCTAAACACAACAAACCGCCCCTCAAGCTGAAACGCACGCTTTCACGTAAGCCCGATGTTCGCCACATGGCTACAGAGGACATGAAGTTCGTTTATGCGGCCTACAAGATGGGCGTGTTAGATGAACACGACAAACTGTTTCTTGAGGAGTTCGACGCCATTGAGTTTCGCCGGGTGTTTACGTGGTGGACACACACCAACTACGGCCTGTTTTCCATGACGGCTGACTTGCGCCCTGAAATCAACACGGTTGGTGTCTGGACGGTTGTGTCCAAAAGCATGCGAAGCGAGCGGGGACCCGTGGGCCTGGTGTTCGGATGGGTGCGTGGGCGCGTCATCGAAGTAGGTGGGATGGCGTGGTTCCCGTGGGCCAGCCCAAGAAACAAACTGGAGGGCGCTGTCGCGTTCTTCGACACCATGCGCCGCGAGGGTTTCAAGGTTCTGGAGTTTTCCGAATTGAAGGACAAGCGGTTCTTTGAGTCCATCGCCCGGCACGGGATCATCAAAAGGGTTGGTCATGTCCACAAGCTGTTCGGCGATGGTGATGCATGTCTCTATGAGACAAAGGAACTAAGCGATGGTCGGTAGTCTAGCCGGTAGCCTGGCGTCAACGGCTATAGGCGTCGGTGCTCAGAAACTCTTAGGCGGCGGAGGTGGTGGAGGCAGCCTTAATATCGGCCCGTCCTTTGCGACCGGGGGCCAGATATCCGCGCCGTCCGGCCGGGTTGTTCTTGATAACTCGGGGCCGATCTTTGCGAGGTCGAATCTCACGCAGGGCCTGCTGGATGAAATAAGGGCCGTAGGAGAAAACGCAGTATCGCAGTTTGATAATCTCTTGGGCCGCGTGCGCCCAGGTTTTGGCGAGCTGACAGATGCCCGCGTTACCGCAGTGGATAGGGCAAGGCAGCGTAGCGTTTCCAATTTGAGAGGGAACCTGCAACGTCGCCGCGTGCTGGGTTCCAGCTTTGCCAACGATGATCTGGTAAGGGCTGAGAAAGAGTTTGCCGAGCAAGAGGCTCTTGTTAGGGCGCAGAGTTTCCTGGAGGAGTTGGATCTTACTGCGCGTCTAATCGACACCAGAACGAACCAGGCGCTCCGGGCGGCTACTGCTGAGCTCGATCAGGGCAATTTTGAGTTGGGTGTTACGGCGAGTGTTCTGACGGGCGTTCAGTCCGCCATGACATCTGCGGCACAGGCACAGGCGCAACTGGCTGCTGCGAATGCATCAGGGCTGGGTGAGTTTCTGGGCTTCAATCTGGGCGACAGCCTGACAAGCGTTAGCGACAGCGTTGGTACGTTCATTAACGATCTACTCAGCGGCTCCGGTGGTGGAGGCAGAGTTTAATGGCATTAGGTGGAAATTCGGGAATTGGCCTTGGAGGCTTTGCGCGCGGTCAACAAGCGCGCACGGCCCTCAATCTTGACGAGTCCAGGCTTGCTCTTGCCGAGAGGCAGGTGGCG